AATATATGAAACCAAACCTAAACTACATTTTGATATTGCCCGACCCTGTTGTTGAAAGCAAATTTATCATTACGCCTGACACGATTGCAAAGCCCTATACAAAAGGAACGGTTGTTGCAACAGGCGATGGTTGCTATAATCAAAAGACAGGCGATTTCAGACCAGTTCAAGTCAAGGTGGGGGATAAGGTTGCTTATACGCCAAATGTTGGTTATCTCGTAGATAACAATGGTCAAGCGTGTGTGTTATTAAGGGAGGAGGAGATATTTACTGCAAACGGTAGTCCTATTAACGATTGGATTGGTATTCAATTTGATGAAACCCACAACAAGACTATTAACTTAGGTGGTATTCAGATTGCAAGACCTGAAACGTGGGTTTATCAAGAGTTTGACGACAAGACAATGTACGAAAACAATAAAGACTTAAAAGCTACAAATCCTCAAATAGCAAGTGTTGTAAATCCAAATTTAAAATATGGTTTGAAAAAAGACGATTTAGTTTTTGTCCATTATCTGCAATATAACTCTGATTTGATTATCGATGACATTAAATACATTTCATTTAAAACAATTTTCTTTAAGATAAATGGCAAAGATGATTTTGAAATGGCTGATGACATATATCTTGCTAAGAGAACAATTATTGAAGCACCAAAGACAGAGTCGGGGATATTCTTGACATCGACAGGAACGAAAACAGAACCATTGAAGCTAATGGTAACACACACGCCAAGAAAATCGAATCTTGACGTAGGAGATATTATTGTAACGGAAGATGACAATCAATACGATATTGACATTTACGGAGAATCCTATGTTAAAATAACTTTAGATTGGGTAGCGGCTACAATTAATTAATTATGAGCAAGGGTGAAAGAGTTGGGGTTTTTGAAGTAATTCAAGAGATTGCAAAGATTTCTAATCAAACCCACGCTTCTGTTCGTGGAACAATAGACGCTTACCATAAAATAATATTAAGGGAGTTAAGACAAAACAAAACTATTTGTTTCCCTGATTTTGCAAGTTACACATCAAGTTATAGAAAGTCTGCTCTTATCAATCCGTCGGGAGTGCCTATTGTTGGCTCAAATTGTGCAAAGATTATTCCATCAAGGAATATGCGAAAGGCTATAAACTCTACCGAACCAATAGATTTTGACTTAGGGCTTTTCGATAGTGTGCAAAGCAAAGTTATTATTGCTTTAAAGAAAGAGGTTAAAAGGCTACATACCTCAAGGTGGAGAGCGGCGAACAGAGCCAATACGCTTAGAGATAAGTACGATGGCAGAGTAAAAGAGATTCGCCAAGATGTAAAGAAGCTAAGATTGGTACATAGGTATAAGAAAGCGTCTGCTCTTCTTGTAAAACGCAGGGCAACAAATCTACTAAACGATAAGATATTAAGAAAGCGTATCAACTCTTCTTATTTTTTAGATGCTATTACGGCGTTCCCTGTGCTAACTGAGTTTTATAAGAAACAAAGTATGACAATTAATGAAATAAATATGTTTATTATCGTTAATCACTTTGAATATTTTACTGTAAAGGATTCGGCATTGTTCGGCTTTAAAAAGTCTACCGCTTTAACCATATTGGAAAGATTAACCGAAGCTGGGTTGCTTGAAAAATTTACCGGAAAAACAAATAGTTACGCCGTTAGTTTAACAGGGAAAAGAAAGTTCACCAATTTTTCAAGAGAAATAAACAAGGGTGTTCGTACTTTGCTGACTAAATACAGAGAAAAAATAAAGGATGAAGATGATGGGTTGCCTGTAAAATTTAAAGATTAATATTATGGTAGGTAAAGAATTAGCAAAACTTAGAAGCGGAATAGCAGACGTTGATAGCTATATTGAAAAACTTGAAGAGAAGGTTAACGCTATCAATGGCTCAAATACCTTACGCTTAATCACATCAATAGACTCAATGGCAGGTAAAATTGCTACCGATATTGATATGATGGCAAATGGTCAACAAGACGATGAAGGCAACGAGGTAGAAATATCTCACAAGATTGTTGATACCTTTATAAAATTAATCGACAAGAGCGATAAAATAAAATCATTCTCAGAGGTTGTTGAAGCATTGAGGAGTTTAGATGACGATAACGAAGATGTCAATAAAGTTGGCGAGAGTATTTTTGAAAAGACTGAAAGAAAGATAAAAAGCAAGCTGAATGGCAAGACAAATTAAAATCATGGTTCAAGGTTTGGAATATGTGACACCTGATGTTCCAAAGCAAATTCGTGGCAGGGATTTGATGAAACGTGACCAAATTTGGAGCAGAGATACAACATATTTACAATGGGATTGGAATACTGACCCAACACAAGGCTTTGTATGGCACGAGAAGCCATCAAAAGGTCAGATTGAATGGTACGAAGCAGAAATAGAAAGATTGCACACAGGGGCTTGGATAATGATTTATGGAGAGCCTGTTTACTTCAACAAATATGCTTATTTCTTTCATCAATGGTTTATGCTTCAAGAGGGCATATACCCTATATTCAAAGATACTTCATTAGAATATTTTCGTTTCTATCAACTATGTGAAGACGATGACTTTACGTTAGGAGATTGTGGTATAAAGGGTAGGCGTGTTGGGTTGTCTTCAATGAAAGCGTCTATAAACTTACTCATAGGTTTACTTGAGGAAAACACTTTGCAAGGTATTGTTTCCAAAACAGGTACGGATGCAAAGGAAATGTACTTGATGGTAAAAAACGGATTGGAGAACTTGCCAGAGTTCTTGATGCCTGACTTGGCTAAAGTTGCAGAAACGGAATTGCACATAGCAAAGCCGAGAAGCAGAATATCAACAAACAATAAAACAGTTTCGGGGGACAAAGGCAAGAACAATCGTATCAATTGGTTGTCAACCGCAGAGAACGCTTACGATGGTCGTAGAGCAAGAAATATCACAATAGATGAGGCGGCAAAATGGGAAGAGGCAAATGTAGAGATTTGTTTGGCTAAAATAAGTGAAACCCTTGTAATTGGAGCATCGGTAATTGGTCACGTTTCTGTGTTTAGCTCTGTAAATAGGGGCGACAAGGGAGGTAACAACTTTAAGAACATTTGGATAGGCTCAAATCACTTAGGCAAATTAGATACGGTTGGTCAAACGGAAACAAGACTAAAAAGATTTTTCCTTGAAGGCTATCGTGGTTACTTTGGTTACATTGACAAGTACGGAAATTCTGTAATTGAAAATCCTACTCCCGAGCAAACTGCGTACTTATCTAAACTTGTTGACCCCACAACAGGAAAGAAAGCGTGTCCAAATCCAAAGATAGGGGCAAAGCAATATATTCAAGAAAGAAGGTCTTTGCTATCAAACAATCCCGAAAAGCTATCCGAGTGGATTCGTATGTACCCCTTTGAGTGGCAAGAGGTGTTTAAGGATTCAAATAATATGTGTCACTTTAACTTAAACGAGTTGAACGACCAAATATTAGAAATTGAGTTAGAACTTGAAGGCAAAAATAAGTCAGAGAATGGTCGTGTTGGGGTATTCAAAAAGAATGATAGTGGAGAGGTTTACTTTGTAGATAGTGCTAAAGGGATGTGGCACATCTTAGAGTTTCCTGAGCAGTACAACAAGTCTGTTTATAATGGTAGCGTTAAATGCCCAAACAACACGAATTACGGAGCGTCAGGGTTAGATACCTTTGCAAATGCTAAACAAACGGTAGAGAAAGGCTCTGATGCTTGTTGCATTATACACAAGAGGTATGATGCGTTAAGCCCCGAAACATCAAATATGCCCGTTGCTATGTTTCTTGGAAGACCTAAAACAAAAGAAGAGTTTCATAGTCAGATTTTCTATGGTCTTGAGTATTTTGGGGTAAAGATGCTCGCAGAAAGAAGCCCTACGGATTGGGAAGATTATGCTATTATGAAAAGATATGCTTCGCCACTTGAATCACATAAGAAGCATGGTTATTTGATAACAACAAAGCGTTCAAACAATTCTGAGGTTTATGGCATTGCCCCACAAGATAAAGAAGCGAGGGAGCAACACCTTACCGAGATGGTTGAGTATGCTTTGAACAATATGCACAAGATTAAGTTCTTGCGTTTGCTAAAAGATATGGTGAACTTCAATATTAATGCGCGTACAGACTATGATGCTTGTATGGCTTGGGGATATGCCTTGATGGGGTTAAAGGAACACGCCTTGCCTATTAAAAAAGTAGATACGAGCAAGTTAAAAATATTCCACGTTTTCAATAAACCAGCAGTACAAAAATATCACTAAAACTTATTTTATCTTTGATAAACGATTTTTATTAATTTGCTATGCCTATATACGAGTCATCACTACCAAATACATTAGATTCAGACAAAGAAAAAAATTCGGAAAGTTTCGGTTATTCTGTTCTAAAATCTTGTTATGAAAGATGGAAATCGGGCTATGGTTCGGAATCTTGGGTAGTAAGAAAACAAAGATTTGACTACAATCGTTCTTTCTTTGTTGGCAAACAACCGATGTCAGAGTATAAGGATATCATTGATACCGATGGTCAATTATCTGTAATTAACTTGCAGTACACTCCGAATCCTATTGCTATTCCTTTTCTTAATCGTTTAAAGGATAGGTATATGCAACGAGTTGAAAAAGTTAGTTGCGTTTCCATTGACCCATTCACTCAATCTAAAAAAGAAAAAGCCAAGAACGAAGCCTTGTTCAAGATGAAACACAAGGAAGAGATATTGGCTTTGCAACAAGATGCAGGATTTGAATTAGAAGAGTTTAAAGATACCGACCCTGAAGATGAGCAAGAATTAGATATAGAGTTTGGCTTTAACTACAAGGAGCGCGAAGAGGTTGTAATGGAGAATGGGATTAATCTTGTTTTCTATGACAACAAATGGAGCAAGGTAATTAAAGATAGGATTTTTGATGATTTAATTAATTGTGGTTACGCTGTTAGTAAAACCTATATAGACCCTAATGGAAGAGTAAAAATCAAGTGGGTTAAGCCCGACAATTTCATTACTTCTTATTCCGAGTGGAATGATATGAGGGATTGGGAATGGCAAGGTGAGGTTGATTATATGACTATCACCGATATACGATTAAAGTACCCGGGCAAGTTCTCAGAACAAGAGTTATTTGATTTAGCGAGAGAACACTCAGGAATGTTTAATAATGCTTTGTGGACTTACAACTGGTCATACGTTTGGTTAAATGCAGTTGCAAGACCTTACGATTCATACCGAGTTCAGGTATGTAACCTAACTTACAAAACCCTATACAATCTTAATTACGAAAAGAAAACAGATAGGTTTGGTAAAGAGATATTAGACCCTGCAAAAGAGTTAAAAGAAGGCAAGGAGTACGAGAAATCTAAGCCTTACTATGTTAGTTACACAGGCGCATACATCATCAATACAGGCAAGGTTCTTGAATGGGGATTGAGTAAAAATATGATTAAGCCAGAGAAGAATCTTACAGAGATACTTTCTCCTTATACGGTGTATATGTATAACAACAATCAAATGGTAAACACGCCATTGATGGAAACAATGATACCAAGTATTAAGATGATGCAGTTGTTGAATCTTAAAACACAAAACATTATTGCTACGATTGCACCCGATGGTTCAAACATTGACTTCGCAGGATTGTCTGATATTGATTTAGGCTCGGGAATCGGTGTCGTTTCACCTTTACAGCTATATGGCATTTACCTTCAAACAGGTAATATGTACTACAAGAGCATTGGTGACGATGGTGAAGAAAGAAGGCAACCTCCGATTACTCCAAACAATGTAAACTTCTCAAACAAATTACAACAATTAGAAGCATCATCTCATAGTTGTCATCCTTCAACTGCTTGTACTTGTAGAAACGCTGACCATCAATTTCGAAGTCAATTCTTTCAGCCATTGATAAATCGGTGAACTTGCTATCCTTACGGATTTGAGTACAGTAGTTGGTGTACTTGTCGATGTTACGAACCTCAGTACCTGTGTAATCAGATGCCTCACCTAAATACTTGTAACCTCTGTTCTGTAACACATCACCTGCAAGAGTTGAAGCATTGTCAGTAGAAATTACAGGAGTCAGTACAAATGTGTGAGCATAAGGAACAGACTTGTTAGGAACAGCACTTACACGAGATTCAACTCCTGTACGAGCATTGTAGTAAATTTGTCCTTCGTTTGGTAAAGAACGAGTACCTGAAGCTGAGTAAGCTCCTGCTGCAACTGTGATAGTCGCTGGTGCGCCTGCTGAAACAGAAACTGCTCCTGCTGATTGCACGAATCCCATAGCACGACCTGCTTGCTCATACCAATAGAACAATTTGTTATCAGTAGGCATTTCGTTACCTGCTAATTCGTTCATCATTACGATTGGAACAAACTTCCATTTGTCGATAAATTGATTGTATGCACGAGGTACAATGATGTTAAGCTCACTAATGAGCGTGCCGGCTCTGGTTACAGAGGGGGTGGTAAAACTTGATGGTAAAGCTGACATTTCTTTTAATTTTTAAATTTTCTATTTTTGTTAATTATTCCCCAGCTTCCATAGCTACTTGCCAAAATGGTTTAGAAACTTTAAAATCAGATGATGACTTATCATCCATATCTATGTTCTTTATATCTCTTGAAATAACTTCTTTTCTTGTAGCAGTTTTAATCTGTGTTGCCACAGAGCCAATCATCTTACCTTGATTTTCTAATTTATAGACATCCTCGCTAATTTTTAGAATATTAGGGTTACCTTCTTGGTCAAACCATCCACGTTTAGATAAGTATTCTGAAGCGTTAAAACCTTTCATAGTTTCAGTTAAGTTCGTTCTTTCTTCTTCAGTAATTTTATAAACGACATCCTCGCCATTTAACTTATACTTGAAGTCTGAAATCTTTGGAACTTCACTTACAACCATTGCTTCCCATTGTTTGTTTGCTTCTGCAATCTCTTCTTCGGTAGGCTGATTTTGTACTTCTTGGGTTAATTTGGGAAATTCTATGTTTTTCTTTTGTTCGTCTAAAGATTTATTTTGCTTCTCATTAAATTCTTTTAATTGGTCTGCTCTAAATTTATTTATTTCTGATTCTGTTGCACCGACTTTTTTTAACTTATTAACATTATCTTCTAATTGTAAATTAAATTTAGATAATTCGCTTCCAGCTAGTTTAATAATTTCGCTTTCATTTCTATCTATACCAGTTGGAACTAATTTTTGTTCACTCAATTTATTCATTTTGTTAAATTGGTCATTAATAGATAATAATTCTAAATTTGAAGCTCTTAATTCTGCATTTAATTTTCCAGTCGATTGAAAGAATGATGGATTAGATAAATCTTTTTGAATTTCTGCAATTCTTTCAGTTACTTCAACCGCTCTTTTGTTTAATTGGTCTGTTGTTGATAATTCACTAATTGATTTAAACTTATCATAAAAAATAGTAACTGATTGAGTCAAATCATTAAACATTGAAGATAATCCGTGAATACCTCTTTTAACATCATCAAAGAATGGTTCAACTAAAGCACCAGTTAATTGGTCAAAACTATTTTCTAAGTTAGATATTTCTTCTTCATATCCTATAATTCCTTTAACATCTTTAAATTTATTATTTAGTGTTTCATAGATATTTGTAGAGTTTTTTAATACTTCATTTCCTAATCCCATAGATTTAAGAAATCTTCCTAATTCACTTCCAGCTTCTACTGTTCCAGTTGCTAATCCATCTATTCCAGCTAATAATTGTTGAAATTCAATACCATTACTTCCAGCAGCAATAGAAAGCTTTTTAGTTAAATCAATCATTTGTTCACTAGAAACACCAACCGAACGCATAGATGAATACATTGATTTATATATTTGTACTGTTTCATTTAAAGTGTGTGGAGTTTCAAGATTGATTTTATTTAGTTGTGCAATAGTTTCAATTGATTCTCTTGAAGCAATATTATATTTATCTTGTATGCTTAATTGTTTTCCAAAATTATCAACATTAGATGAAGTTAAAGCATTTAGAGTAGTTAATCCATTAGTTAATTTTTCTATTGTTGCATTATATGCTATGCCTTGTTTTGTTAAATATGATAAACCAGCTCCAACTGCTACAATTCCTATATTTGCTTTTGAAAATGCTCCACTTAATTTTGTTGTTGATTGTTCAGTTTTGCCTGATTGATTAGTAAGTTTAGATAGTTCGTTTGTAGCTTGTTTTATGCTAGTAGAATCGACTTTTATACCAAGTTGTGCTATGTTCTCCATAAGTTTTAATATCCTTATATTTTATTAAAGATATTATAACTTATTACCAATAGCCTATATTAACCTACCTATCGAATTAGCT